AGAACTAAAACAACTGCTTTCACTTGTTGGCTTCAAGGGTAATGACCTTGTTGTTGCTTGGGCAGTAGCAAAGAAAGAATCTAATGGACGACCACTGGCCTTTAATGGCAATCACAAGACTGGAGATTCGTCTTATGGTATGTTCCAAATTAATATGATTGATACACTTGGTCCTGATCGTAGAGATAAGTTTGATCTTGACTCTAATGCTGAATTATTCAATCCCGTCAAAAACGCAGAGATTGTATACTACATGACCAACGGTGGAGACGACTGGTCTTCCTGGAAGGGCATTACGCCTAAGACTAGAATGTGGATGAACAAATTTCCTAAGTAAGGTATAAATAAATATGCCCCTCCTATGTATTTAGGAGGGGTTTTTATTTAAAACAACAATATTTCCATTACGCTCTACTTTTGCCACGGAATTAGCAAATCCATTATGAGAATCAAACATCTCGATTACATGGTTTTTAGATAGCAACCCTGCAACCTGGCTAAATGCTGATCTAGAAACAACTAGCAATTTTGCCTTTAACATAAGTTTAAATGAGTCTTGAGTATTTAAATTATTTATTATTTCAACTCCAGGATAGGCATTTCTAAGTTCGTCAAAATTTAAAGATGTTGTTTCAAACTCTCCATTTTCGTTAGCATATAGGTAAGGTTGATCCCATTTTTTGCTTTGTAACTCACTAATTGGTTTATATTTTTTATTTGAATTTGAAGCATCTGTTAAAACAATAACCCTTTCTGGAGAAAATTTTAAAATGTCTAATATTTTTGGTAAATCTTTAAGCATTTTTAAATAAACTTCTTCATCTATCCATCTCGGGTTTTCTTTTATAACATTCCCTCGACGAATATGTATAACAACATTATTGTCTGTTTCTGAAACATTAGAAAATTCTGGAGCATTTTTAGTAAAATCTTTTCTTTCTGTCAAGATTCCTTGAGTTTCTGGTATACCTGCCCCAATCTCTTTTGATACAAAAAAATTATTTTTATCACTAAAATCTATTTCTGCCCATGGATTAATTATTATTTCTGTAAAATTTTTAATAAAATCTTTTTTATCTTCTTCTGTAAAAACCTTGTCTGATTCATGAATTAAAAAATCTGTTATTGGCTTATCTTCAAATAGCAAATTATTGTGTTTTGCATATGACATTGCATATACTTTTCTCCAAAGTTGTGCCCCAATCCCATCTTCAATAATAAATTCTTTTACAACTTCTTGTTTATTTGTCATTAACTGTTTGGCCTTTAATCCAGTTATAGGTTTTTTCAATTCCTTCTCTTAAAGACATTGAATAATCCCAGTCTAACTTTTCTCTAACTAGATCGTTATTAGAGTTTCTTCCTCTAACCCCTAAAGGTCCTGGAATGTGCATCTTGCTTAAAGTTTTTCCTTCAACACTACAAGCAATATCAACCAACTGATTAATGGTAACCATTTCTTCAGACCCAATATTGACAGGTCCAGTAAAGTCGGATTCCATAAGCCTTCTTGTTGCTTCTATACATTCATCTATGTATAGGAATGAACGGGTTTGTTCTCCATCCCCCCAAATTTCTATAAAACCATCTGCCTGTATAACTTTTCTACACATTGCAGCAGGAGCCTTTTCTTTTCCACCATACCAAGTTCCTTCTGGCCCATAAATATTATGATATCTGGCAATGGCTACTGGAATCTTGTTGTTTCTATTAAAGGCCAAGAACATTCTTTCGCTAAACAGTTTTTCCCATCCGTACTCGCTGTCAGGATCTGCAGGGTATGCATCAGACTCTTTCAATCCAGGATTATCAACATCTAACTGCTTATAATCAGGATACATACAGGCAGAACTTGAATAAAATATTTTAGTTTTGTTAATATCATATTTTTCATTTAATCTTGATTGTGCTCTTAGCAAGTTAAGGTTTATTAGAGCAGAGTTTTCCATAATCTGAGAATCATTTAAACCAGTAAAAATATATCCAGCACCACCCATGTCTGCAGCAAATTGATAGATTTCGTCAAACCCATCAATTAACTTGTATGGAATTTCATTGTAAAAATTTCCTTGGTATCCTTTAAACTGAATAACTTTTTCAACATTTTCATATACGGACAAATCTCTTTCAATAAATTCATCTGCCTCTGTTTTTGAAAAATCTGGGTGCTTAAGGTCAACACCCCTAACCCAGTATCCTTCTGATTTTAATCTTTTAACCATGTGGCTACCAATAAAACCACCTGCTCCTAGTACTAGGGCTGTTTTCATATTCTTGATTCCTTCCACTCTCTATGCCATTGCTTGCTATTGGTATCAACTCCAGAAATGCTATTCCAAGAATATTTACCAGATCCAACTTCTTTATATATAGGGTTTTCCAGGTAGTCAAACCAGTTCCACTCTATATCTGATTTTTGATTCATCCCTCTATGAATATATCCAGTATAGGTGCTTCCAATTGTACCAACAAATTTTTTACTATGGTGCATAACTAGGTTATTAAGCAAGCCAAATGAGACCTCGTCCCTATGCTTAAAGTTCATAAAATCTTTGCTAAAATTTTTTAATATATAGTCATCTAGCATTATAAAATTGTTGGATTTATTTGCTAATAATTGACTATCTGGTTCATCTGTACAGATAACTATGGGATTTCCGTCATTAATTTTTAATATACCAGAATCAAACATTTCTTGAGTTGTTAGTACCCTTTGAGATACATGGTCCGTTAATCTTAGATGTGCTCCATTAAAGTTTCCCAGACTATTTGCTATTTGCTCAGAAAGTTCATAATATTCTGGTAAAAATTTAACAGAAGATAGGGCTGCATCTAATTCTTTACTCCTATTATTAAAAAATCTACTATACCATCCAAGAGTATTTTTAATATGTAAGTTCTCTGAAAAATTTACCTTTTCCCTGCCTTCTGAAAAATCAACATCCTCGTTATTATTAAAATCATAATAGGAACCAATTAAATTTTCAATTGTGTCTATTTTTGGATCTACTAAGTATTCATAGTCTTCTATAATTTCATATGACTCTTTGTTTTTCCAGTTTAGTATGTCGGTTATTAAAAAACTAGAAGAGTTATCTACGATACTTCCTCTTTTGTTGTGGTTTCTGCTTCCTGAGTAAATGGGAACATTTCTATCTGGTCCGTTTAAAATATTGTAGATGGTCATATCGCTATTGGCTATTTCTTTAATACCAACTGCAAGTTCAATACTCATTAATTGATTTATTAATCCCGCTGGATTCCATAACTTATAATAAATCATTATAAAGGCCTATTTTTTTGTTCCCACTCTTTTTCTGAGAGTTTTCCAGTGATAACATCTAAATAACTTCTTCCTTTTGTGACCCACCAATGATCTGGTTCAACAAAATGAAAAAAAATCATTGCAACATGTTGAGATTCTTTATCTGGAATGCTTTCTCTCCAATGTTCTTGATCATTTCCATAGTAAGCAAGAGACTGATTAGAATTTAGAATATATTCTTTTCCATCTACCCACAAACCCCAGGCACGATTCTGATAAAAACAAAAATCAATCGTATATGTACAGGCGTTTGTATCTTTGTGTTTAAATAGACTTGAATCGCCCTCGTAATATGCAAACATTGAGTATGAAGGGACTAATGTATCACTATTAAAAATTTTTCTTGCCGTAGGTAAAAGAATTTTTGCATATTCATCAAACTTTGGGTCATTTGATGAATATCTACCAAATGTTTTGTCATAATTTAAAGATTTTATGTTTTTTGAAATTATATAATTTTTTAAATCAGAGTAGTCTTTATCTGAAAATGTTTTATCTATAATAACTGGCGGGTTCATGAAAGCCAACTTACTATAGCATACCTGTCTCCAGATGTAACTGGTCTAACAGAGTGGTTATAGACATAGTTTGATGGGAAAATTAAAAAATCTCCAGCACTTGGTTTATAAGTTATTCCAAATCTTGGAAACTCTATTTCTCCACCTTCATAATTGTCATTAAGGTAATAAACCCATGAAATCCTTCTTGGGTAATCTTTGTGGTCATCTATATGATTAACAAAAAATTGACCAACACCATATTTTAAAATTGAGTAAGGCTCATGACTTATTGTTTGTAAACTATGAGCATTGCAATAGTCTTTTTCTATTTTTTCTATATTTTCTAATAAAACATTAGAAATACTTGTATCAAAGGTTTGTCTTGGGCTAGAAAAATTTTCTAAAAATGAATTAGAATATGGAATTGTAATTACCTGTGTGCTTCTTGTTTTATTATCTGTTCCTACTCCGTCAGATGTTGTAACTAATGCTTCAGACCAAGAAATTGTTCCAAGAGTGCAACAATCTTCAATATCTTTGTATAAGTCATCTTGTTCTGGCATTGCATTTTTATATACAACAATTCCTGGTGCTAAAATATTTCTATTCATATTTACCATTTACCTATTGGACAACTTGCATTTTTTAATCTTGTTTTTACAGACATAAAACATCCACATTTTTTGCATTGCTTTGTTAATTTCAATAGTTCTGGACATCCCAAACAAATAGAATATCTTTCTTCTGCTACATTTTCTGTTACTCTTTCAACACTTGGATCTAAAAGGTCCCATGGTCTAGTTTCACCTAGGTTATCTTTATATTTTTCCCATAATGACTTATCAGACATATTTTATCCTTTGATATAAATGTAATATAATTATAGCACAGGCTTAAACTTTATTAATTAATTCCGTCATAAGTAATATGATGCTCTGTGAAATATATGTCAAAAGGCTCACAGTTAATTGTAATTGCATCAAATTCAACATTGGCAGTTGAATATGACTCTACAGGAATAAATGTTGATGTGTCATAATGCCATACTAGATCTGTTTCTAAAACATTAGAAGCAAGAACAAATTGCTCTATATTATTTCTTTTAACTAAAATTAAATGACTTTCGGTAAATCTGTCTCCATTAATGTTTACACGAATAGTAGATGGGTGTGTTGTTGTGGATACTACGGTAGTTGTTGCATTTGGAGTAATAGAAATATTTCCATTTCCAGACCAAGTTTTTACAGATTCTTTATCAGTATTTTCTAATCCTGGGATATTTATAGACATTAACTCATCTCCGACTTGAATATCTTGGGCTTCTACAAGACTTCCATCTGCCATTCTAACTTTTGTATCTTGTGCAAGGCTGTATACTCGTGGCCCGCCAAAGAAACCAAACACTCCGAATGCTCCAAATGGTGAGAAACCAAATACGCTAAATGTTTCTGCTGCTACTGGTGTTGCAGAAAATGGTGAGAAACCAAATACGCTAAATGTTTCTGCTGCTACTGGTGCAACTGGTGCAACTGGTGCAACTGGTGCTGCTACAGGAGCAACTGGTGCTGCAACTGGTGCTGGATCTGGGCATCTGCATAGTCCAGCACAGTTAATTGTTCCAGCACATCCATCTGGTCCCAAACATGAGTTTCCTTGGTTTGGACTGCATGAAGTTGGAGCAGTTACAGGAGCAACTGGTGCGGTCACTGGTGCTACGGGTGCTGTTACAGGAGCAACTGGTGCGGTCACTGGTGCTACGGGTGCTGTTACAGGAGCAACTGGTGCAGTAACTGGTGCTACTGGTGCTGCTACAGGAGCAACTGGTGATGAAACTTGAATACACTCACCAAATGTTGGTGACCAGACTAATCCACAAGCAGCACAATCTCCAGATCCAAGGGTGTTTACATCATTACAATTTGGACCTACAGGAGCAACTGGTGCAGTAACTGGTGCTGTTACAGGAGCAACAGGTGCTGTTACAGGAGCAACTGGTGCTGCTACAGGAGAAGGTGGTGTAATGCACTCACCAAACTCTGCAGACCAAACTAATCCACAACCAGCACAATCTCCAGATCCAAGGGTGTTTACATCATTACAATTTGGACCTACAGGAGCAACTGGTGATGAAACTTGAATACACTCACCAAATGTTGGTGACCAAACTAATCCACAAGCAGTACATTGTGATTGAGGAATCAAAGACCAATCAGGATTACAAGCAACTGGTGATGTTACAGGAGCAACTGGTGCAGTCACTGGTGCAACTGGTGCTGCTACAGGTGCAACTGGTGCGGTCACTGGTGCAACAGGTGCAGTAACTGGTGCAACTGGTGATGCTACAGGAGCAACTGGTGCTGTTACAGGAGCAACTGGTGCGGTCACTGGTGCTACGGGTGCTGTTACAGGAGCAACTGGTGCGGTCACTGGTGCTACGGGTGCTGTTATTGGTGCTACGGGTGATGCTACAGGAGCAACTGATGATGCTACATTTTCATAAATATCTCCATATGCAACCCAACTATTAGTGTCAACTTTTACAAGTGTTGCTTTACCATATTGAGAGTCAATCCACATTTGACCATTTTTACTATTTATTGTTACACCAAGTTCTGGAGTAAAGATTGTTCTTCCATAATTTAATTGAATCAAGTTATACTGATAACCTATTGGAATTGCTATACCTGCATTTACTGGAACTGTTAATGTCATTGTAATTGGTGGGTTTGAGTCACCAGGAATTGGTGAACCTGCTACAGAAGATGCAAGTAATATAGTTTTGCCAGCATCTTCAGGAATTAAAGTAAAATTATTTGTTTTTGTTGTAACTGTTGTTTGAACTCCAACTGTTGCAGATAAATTTGTAATTTGTGTTTGAAGACTTATATCTGCTGTATCAACATATAACTTAGTTGCTGCATGAAGATTTGAAGTTGGTGCACCAGAAAGTGTAAGAATACCAGACATGGTATCTCCAGATTTTGAAACTTTTGACGAATTAAGGGCTGTATCTGCATCTACAAGTGCTTGTAAGTGTTTTGCTATTGATGGGTTTACAAGGTTTGCTGTGTTTGTATTAGATCCATCATATGTATAAGATCCATAATGATATAGTCTTAGGGCTGCTTGGATATCTGCGGCATCTGAAAGTGATGGAACCTTAGTATTAAAAAGTCCAGAACCAGAAACGGTATTATCAATATTTTCTGCTGCCACTACAAATCACCCTTTTTCATTATACCACCGTAATAAATAAATGGACATACTTTGGCCCAGTCATACTTGACCATGTGCCATCTATATATTCTACTCCCTTTATTTCAAGTGGTAGAGCAAGGAACCCTTGAGAAGTTATAAGGTCTTTTACTATTAGCGTTGTTGCCAGGGGACCAGAAGTTTCTGATGATGAAACAGAGTACTGAATGCTAAACCTTGAAGAAGAAACATTGCTTTCAGATAAATCGTAAATTTCTGCTACGTTAATTGGAGCAAGTGTTATTTTTCCATTTGCTGGAGTGTATGGTCCTTTAATTGCAGAATAAAAATTTGTTTTTAGGCTAACCATTGGGGTCCATTGCAATGAACCGCCAGTAGAAACTTTTTGAAATACGGTTTTATAGGTTGATGAGTTAGGACTATAGTCAATTGCAATATCTAGAGACTGTGTATCTTGAGTAATACTATTTGCAACGTTTGTATCTCTTGGATCACCTTGAACTCCAATAATAATACTTCCACGATCTCCTTGTGGGCCTGTATCCAAATCAAGGCTAATACTTTCTGGTCCACCAAATATTGTTAAATCATCATTAGATAAAAGTATGTCTGCCATTAGGCACCCGATGTTGCAGACGTAGCGCCTGTAACCTGATCTGTAATTGTAATTTTACCTGTAACTAATGTATGGACTAGTTCATAAGATCCAGTTCCAGGTGCTCCTGCTGGTTTCTTGACTTCAACATCATAAACATATTCTGTTCCAGCAACAAGTGATGAGGCATCTCCTGGTCTAATTGCACATTGAACAAATGTCCAATCATCTGAAACTCTAGCAAAACATTTTATTGGTGTGCCTGCTGAGCCACGAACTGTAGATATTGTAAATTGTGCACTATCGTACGGTGCTGATGAATCTGTTACATCATCTGGAGTATTTGCATAGTTTGTTGGTAAATAAAATGAACTTAAATCAAAAACAGTCCCATCGTTCTTTTTCGGGTAGATACGAAACTCAAAGGTATCACCCTTATAGTAATTAAAGTCATAGGTTGCTGGAAATGCCATGATTTTATTATACCACGCTGACATAGATAGAATTAAGAATTACAGAAGAGTCATAATCTGTTCTTATCTGTGGGATTGCACCATTTCCCCAAATTTTTTGGTTTTCTATAAATACTTGCTGTGTTACTGTTATTGGATAAGTATGTTGATATTTCATAGATCCTATAAATTGTGAAATTTCTAATTCGCTGTTTGGAGAATATGTTCTAATCCATGCCTCTGTGTTTGTATTATAGGTTGTTAACTCAAAACTATATGTTATAAATAACTGAGCGCCTTCTTTTAACCCTTTAAAATTAAATGATTTTGAGTGATTATTCCATAAAGAAGTACAACCTTCTGGCAAGTATGTTTCACGTGAAACGCTATCTGATCCCAAAAATACTGAAACCCATCCATCATCGCCTTCTGATATTCCTAATTTAAAAAAATGAGTTGATTTGTTATGATAAGAGGCCCATCCTGATTGTTGTCCTGAAGAAGAAAGTGAACTTTTTCCATCCTGTCCATTTTGTCCTTTTTGTCCCCTTTCACCAGTTTCACCAGTATCGCCTTTGGGTCCTTGAGGTCCTTGTAATCCATCTTTTCCACTTGGTCCTTGAGGTCCTACTGGTCCAGGAACTGGAAGAAAAGAAAGTCCAGAATCTGGGTTTGTATTAAGTTGACTTTGTTCTACTTGTTCAGCATAAGAAGATTTTTTTGCACCTGGGAAATCCATAGATTTAGAAACAGCCATAAGTAGATTATCTCACGACTTTTAAACTATACTTGTAATAATTCCGTTAGTTACTGTTATTGTTTTGTTATCTTGAGAAGTAAATGTTCCTGTTGCTCCCGTTGGTAAATCTCCAAGAGTTGCTATTTGGTTTTCTGGAGCAGAAGAACCATTTAAAAATTCTCCATCGTTTCCACCTATAAAAACTCCAGCAGAAGCAGACACGAGAAGGTTAGAGCCAAGACCAGTAACAATACCATCAACAATTAAAAAACCGTCTTTTGCTGGGTCCTGTGGTGGATCTATGCCGTCCCAATAGTTTAGTTGACCTTCTACGTCTTCAATAGTTGCAATCTGGTTTGCTGGAACATTAGAATCAAATAAAAATTCTCCACCAGATCCAGCAAGAACAATTTTTCCACCAGTTGTTGCATGTATAGTTACATTTCCTCCTGATCTAGCAGAAAGACCATCTGTTACTATTGCTCCATCTGTAGTTGGAACTCCTGGATCTCCAGTAAAATCCCAAAAATTCAATGATGTGCTATCTGCACCCTTTGCTGCGAGTAAATTCCAAAGTCCTGGTGAAGGAGTGTCTCCAACATTTCCACCATTAGCGTTGTATCGATACCAAAGTTGTCCGTCAAATGTTACAACATCTCCAACGGCATACGATGCACCTCCACTATATTCTCCAACATAATTCCAAAGTGCATCTGCACCATTTGTTCCTGGTGCTCCGTCTTGTCCTTTAGGAATCCAAACTTCCCATTGTGCAGTATTTCCAACTGGATCACCAAGTTGTCCACTTGCTTTAGCAAGATATAGTTGTCCATCTGATCCTCGTACCACTGCAATGTTTGGAACATAACCAGAAGATGGATTATAGTTTCCTAAATAATAAATTCCAAAATCAGCACCTGGGACACCGTCTGCACCATCAGCACCTGGGGCACCGTCTGCACCATCAGCACCTGGGGCACCGTCTGCACCATCAGCACCTGGGGCACCTTGTGGTCCAAGAATCTGACCCGCATTAGTCCATCCTGTTCCATTCCATGTCCAAAGGTTTCCAGCAAGGCTTTCTGCACTTGCAAGTAAAACTAAATATGTATCGCCAATGTTTGCATTTGTGATTGTAACATCTAGGTCTCCAAAATAATTAAAAGAACCTTTGAGTAGTGTAGAAGAACCATCTGCTCCGTCTTCACCTGCTGGTAATGTAAAACTTTCGTTATCATCAATTACCCAACCAGTTGCAGAATTAGGATCTTCACGAACTACATAAATTTTATTTGGATCAGTGTTATCTTTTACAAAAGCCCACCAATCACCATCTGCTAAACCTACTGGACCACCTTGGTAAATTGCAAGAAAAGCAGTTACGCTATTCCATGTACCAAGAAATAATGAGTCTTTACCGTCTGAACCATTTGATCCTGGTGCTCCTGGTGTTCCGTCTCCGCTACCACCTGCTGTAGTAAAACGTGCCATTATTATTCAAGACCTGTCTTGAGAACTGCAATTGCTGAACCATTTACATTTGTTATTGCATATAGCGCATTTGTTCCAGGTAGTTCAACAGAAAATGCTGATCCTGGAGCAATACGATATCCGTAATCAGATGCTGTTACTCCTTCTCCGCCAACATATACATATGCTGATGCGTGAATATTTTGAATTGTAATGTCCATTCCAGAATGCATTCCGTTTGGAGTTAATCGGGTAGCAGTTGTGCTATCAAGGGTTACGAGGGCATGTAGTGTCATACTTAGATTGTACCACTTATTTTACTTTAAAGGTTTTGTTTTTAATTTTAATTACTGAAGGCAACTCAGGTCTTGGAGTTGTAACTTTTACTATAGCCATTATAGACTACCTGTAATATCCCCAAGGACTGATATAGTTCCAATCAAAGGTGTCCAAATTGTTTCTCCGTCAATAGTTACTTGAAGGTCAAAAGTTAATTCTGTTACAACTGATTTATAACCAGTACCCCATAATTCAGTAATAGATGCTGGAGCCATAATGTCTACATATCCACTTCCTGCCGTAACTTCCAGGGAATCAAGAGCATCAGACTGAGGATCATAAGTAGTAGCCTCAAAGGTCCAATCAGAAGTATCAAAATATGTTACTTCGTCATCTTCTAAAAATTCAACACGAAGGGGTGAGGTGTCTCCTCTAACGATTTGCCATTTAATTCTGGCTGGATCTGCTCCAAATACTTCTGGTCCACAAAGAGTCATAGTAATAAGATTATACCATAAATAAAGACTAATACCTTGATTGGTGGGTATAGGACAAACCAAGGTATTAGCCAGTAATAAAAGTATACCATAATAGGACAATCTGGACATGATATTTAAAGTTATCAAATTGTTATAATAGACAATGTCCGTTTTGTTACCATAAGTCTATTTTGACCATGTATGCGATAGTGTATACTAAATATATATAAGAGAAAAGAACTATCTTTATAGTTTTAAAAGATATCTTTATATATAGTATATAGCAAATTATTTTTTAGTATTAGCGATATGATCAAGCAACATTTTATACATGTCGTCAAGTTTCTTTTCTTGGCGATCTCTAGATTTTACAGAATCAATTCTTTGGTCGTCCAAAGCGCTTTCTAATCTATTAATTTGATCTTTCATTGATGATCCAGAATTCGGCTTAAGTTCGCTGAGATAATGTTTAACCATCCACTTGATTCCAAGAGCGATTGATGATACAATTGTAAGAATGGCTACTAATAGTGAAGCCCAGTCTTGTATTGTCATAGTAACATTATTATAAGGGGTATATTACAAAAATGAAAACAGAGATACTCAATACGTTAGAGTATTCTAAGAATTTAATTATATCCCCTGACATGGATGGTTTTATGACCGCAAAATTATTAGAGCGTTTTAACGGTTCGCAAATAGTAGGTTCTTACGACAAAAATATTTTATGTCTCGCCGATGATATAGATCCGTCGGAATGTTTGTTCGTCGACTGCGATATGAATAGACAAGAGTTTGTATCTCTCGGCAATCATATGCGACTATTAGAAGACGGTATGTCAGTCGAGTCGTTTAATCCAAATGTTCACTTTGGCGTCACGACATATAGCGACAAGTTTCCTTTCGCAACCGCTTTTTTGATAAGTTTCGCAACAGAGGTTCAAACCTCACCTGCAGACCTTATACGCATGGCATTTGCTGATTCAACTCTCAAGAACATGGAGAAGTATGAGCCTAACATGCGAAACTGGTCTGATAGGATGGATCATCCTGCAGTTCAGTACATAATGGACAATTCGGACATTGCAAGAAAAGATGATGCACAAGCAAGGTTTGATTATGTTGATCAATCATTTACTTCTAAAAGATATAGCAAGGGACGTTATTTGACTACCCTTAATAGGGCCCTAGAAGACCACGGGATGAAGTTTAAACCATTTACCAAGGGTAATAAGTACATATGCGACAAAGTTGGCATAGAAACCCTTATAAGGTATAATAGAGATATCATATCTTACGCAGAGATATTTACAGGAGAGTATTCTGTAACATACGACCAGGAAAAGGAATGGAAATAAAATGTCACTAAGTAAAGAAGAAGCAGTCCAGTTAATGTGTGAAACTGTGAATAATTTTAATAGACAAATAGCAGCATCGCAAAATATGGACATAAAGAAAATTGAAGAACATATTGTTACTCAGGCAGAACAATTAAAGTATATGAATGGTTTGCTATATGATACTTTGTTGCAAGCCGATGTTATAACTGAGAGTTATTAATAATGGAAATAAAACAATATCTAATGAATTGTGATTTAGAAGATCTTTCTGAGTCTACCCAGGAAAAATACGAAAACCTTGCAAACCTTCGTATGTCAACTGAGAAGTATTGGAGAGATAGAATCTCTGCCGAAAATCAATCTAATTGATGATGAGATTCTGTTTTACAAGAACATCCGTTGCAACAAGTATCTGAAAATAATTTGACAGCCAGGTTAGGCTCTTCTTGCCAAAACTGATCTCTTCCCATGTTGTCTGTTACTGGGAAAGGACTTGATTCAAATTGTGGATTACTTGGCTCTGTTCTAACTTCTAAGTCCCAGGAATTTTCTAGATTATCTAATATGCCCATAAGAATATTATACTCTATTCCGTCGAAATCTGAAAAATTTTGTAAAACCTAAATACCCTAAAATCTGAATATTTTGTCTAGATGTATGATACATACTATACAAAAAATACACACAAAAAAATAGTGCGCCCATAATAGGCACACCATTCTCTTTAGTATCTTGGTAGATCTAGTTTAGCACCACTACCCGCAAAAGGTTTAGCATTTTGCAAGTGACTAGTGGGTGGTTTTACTGTGTTACTTTTCTCATGTGTGCCACCACATTGGTAGAAACCTTTTGTAGGTCTGCTACTACCTTATTCATTTCATCTGCGCTAGTAGCGGTAAAGTCAACGCCTAGTAATTGTGCGCCGTCCCATAGTGAGTATGTGATTGTCATTTATTTTCCTGCTCTCTTAGCAATTAGTGCTTCTACTTGAGCGATTTGCTCAGGGGTAGCGTTGCGATACGCATTGACGCTTTCTCTAATCCATGGGGATTTAGCCATAGCCTTTTCATGGGCTTCGTGACGAGCAATAGTCTGCTCTGCTAGTATTCTGTTTAGTGTATTCATCTTGAACACCTTTCTTTATTTTGTATACTGCAAGTATAACAGAGAAATGTCAAAAAGTCAAGTCCTGACACGGCGTGTCGTATGTGATGTCCGTCACACGGCACGTGTCAAATCGACACACCGATAACCTCACTATTGTTACGCAATCGTTATAATTCTCCCTAATAATGTGACCTACCTCTCATGTGATACACCTCACAATGTCCTTAATGTCCGTTTTGCACCCCTCAATTTGTCAGACCCCCCTGCTATACTTACAGTATCAAGAAAAAATGAGGTAAAGAAATCCTCTAAAGAAAGGTGGTCTCAAATGACTACACTAACAAAAATCCATGAGCATAACCCTATGCTTTCCGCTATCTCTAATGTAGGAGATGAGCAATTTACTTTCTGCGTAGATTGCGAACAAAACATTGAGCGTTGGTATAACGATACCGACCCTGAGCGACTACCTGAGTGGTCAGATTGGAAGGTGTCACTATGAATAACACTATGCAATTCATAGATGAGCAAGGCTTATGCGCTATGGATAACATCTGCGCTTTTTGCATAACACTATTTGACGGGTGGAATAGATTTTGCCCAGCATGTAAGGACTACAAGGGCGTTATGGCTCTCCCTGATTTTATCAACACTTATGGAAAGGAAGGACTCAAGAGATGAGTACCTATGTACCAATTAAATCCGTGTGTGGTGCGGTATCTACCACAATCGACCAGTATGACTATGACCTCAACCCTCATGGTGTTATCTGTTGCGATAATTGCCAATCTATCGTGCTATGCCGTAAGGCATGGGACTACCTATACAAGGAGGCTAAGTAATGAAAACACTTCAAGAAAAACTTGACGCAGTAGCGTTAGAGTTAGAGCCAACACTTTGGGATTTACTAAATGAAATTGAGGAAAAATAAATTGTTGGTAATTTTAATTGCAATGATTGTGTTTGGCTTTTTGTATTCACTCTAATAGTAAAGATCGCATGGATAAATTCCCTGCGATTTTTGCACGTGGCGGTTATCCACAGGGGGTGTGTATAACTAATGTGTTTAAGGTCACACTTTTATTTCCCCAATTTACGGCGTGTCGATTTGCTTTTTTGACATTTCTTTGCTATACTTCTAGTATAACAATTAAATAAAGATAAATAAGCAATGAGCCTTAGCAAATAAATGTGACTAGTATCACAGTGAGCCTAAGCAAATAAGTGCCCAATTTGTCAGACCCCCCTGCTAGACTTACTATAACAACAAACGAAAGGTAGTCAAAATGACTTACACTATAACACTCGAAACCTTTAGCGGTTCGACTAAAAAAATCAACCTTGCCTCTAAAGGTGCGGTTGCTCAATTCATCTCAACTTATCCAACTCAACTACCCGTTGGCGTTGCGGTTAAAGTATCCTGCGACCAATTAGGCGTTAGCGGAACACTAAGAGGAAAGGCGGTTCTCTAATGATAAACTCAGTAATGACAATTCCTTGCGAGGAATGCCACTCAACAGGTTTAATCTTTTTTGGTGATAATGATAATTTCGATGTCGAAACTTGCGTATGCGATTTTGGTATGGAACAAGACTTAAACTTATTTAACACCCCCGAAGCAAACTAAAGAATAGGAAATAGAACAATGGTACAAATCGAACACAACTTAAAGTTTATCACCGAGGTAAACGAAAATCACCCAATCGGAAAATCACTTGTTGCACTAGAAAAAGAAATGCAAATTGTAATGCTTGAGTCAATGCTTAAGGATTTAATCGCTCCAAAGTTAGGACCTATTCTTGATGAAATTAACGCAGGCGGTTCCTATGCAATTCTAAAGGTGGCCGAATAATGATGACACGAAAAGACTATGTAGAAACTGCAAGCATTCTAAATAAATTTGCAGATACAATTGACTCACACACTTTTCAAGATTTAATTTTTGAATTTAGTGAATGGTTTAGCGCAGACAATCCAAGATTTGATGAAAATAGATTTTGGGACGCTTGCGTTAAAGAATTAGCAAACGCATAAATAAAAATCCTGAGCAAGATCTAAAACTGCTCAACACATCAAGAAAAAATGCACGTGCAGTTATCCACAGGTCAGACCAAGTTATCCACAGGCTTAAGATGTGAGATTTATCACACCCTCTGAGCGTCTCATTATTTAAGACTACTCGCTAGTAGGTTGATAATTTATGAGTAATAGGCTAGACTTACATAGTAAGAAAAAATAAATAACCGAGATTTGTCAGACCCTCATGGTAGGATAGATTTAATAACAAAAAGAAAGAGGTCGCCCAATGGCTACTAAACTATACACAATACAAGATTTACTAATTGGTAAAACTTATCGTTCACGAAATCGTCACTTTGAGGGAGAAATTGTATCTGCCTCTCCACGCCCTGCAATTTGGTATGGAGAAAATACCGAAGCGTATGTCGTTGAAGTCTATGACCGCACTTTGCGAAATAAGTTTGCAACAGTAGCAGTAAAGGTTGGTGAGTAATGAATAACGAATACCTATACGCAGTAACAGTATCGTATGATAGTAATCCTGTTCATTGGACAGGTCGCTATGCAGATGCACTAAGTGCCGTTGATGAGTTTAATAAACACATTGATTGGGGATTTGCAGATGAGTATGCAACAGTTAATTTATCTGAGCCAAGTGGAAAGATGCACACCCGCACTTTCTATCGTGAAGGCAGAAGGGTTGTGACTAAGTAATGGAAATTTTTGAGTTTAATACTTTCATAAATGTCGAGGCAGAGTCGTATGATGAAGCCATAGATGTCTTTCAATTCCAATTAAAGTATGGAATAAATAAAGATAATGTCTATGTCGCAGACATAAATCAATTAACTAACAACAACGAAAGTGTAGAGGTATAAATAATGGGAAGCGTAACAGCAATTGGATTAGCAGATAGCGTCCTTGATTTAGAAACACAATTAGCGTATCACTTACAGGGTAATCACTATCCACCTGTTCCGCTTTCTATGGTGCAACCTTGCATAGATGCAATAGATGCATACTATGATGAGGACTATGACCGATTTATTGCTATGCCTGAAGGCGTATTCTATAAGGGCATGAGTCATGCACCTGCACACGCTATTGTTGACCAACACCACCTATCTTGGTTTATTGACCCAGTAGATAACTATGAAGATGAGGAATAAAATGTCTGCTACAATAAACAGTATGGAACTTAGATTTGCTGATAACTTATTGCCGTCTCAACTTATGGAAGGCGATCTAATCAAGGTTGATAATGAGTATGTAACTATTGAAACCATTACAGAAAATGAAGATGGATTTAATATTTACACTAGAAATGATTTCAATGAAGAAGGTCACATTTATTTATTTGATGATGAAACTATTGAATGGTATGTATTCTTTCAAGAGGAATAATTTCTAAAGTATTTTTATGTGCTTCCCTGCATAAAAATGCACGTGTGGCGTTTGTGATATTGATCACATTTAAGATGTTGACATTTTTTCCCATGTATGCTAAGATTAATTTATGAAGAAAAGTCCAGAGGAATTACGCAGGCTTATGGAATTACGCCGTAGCAATGCTGCCTCTGCCGTACCCTCTAAAAAATCCTACAACCGTAGAAAATGTCAGTCCGAAATGCTACAATTAAAGAACAACGAACAAGGAGAATAGCCCCATGGGAAATATAATCGAAGAACTACCTGAATACGATGAATATTATTCTACAGTTTGCCCTAACTGTAATGAAAATAATGTAGAAGATGAAGAGCCTATTTGTGGTTCATGCGCCCTTGATGAATTAGCAACCTCTTATGAAGACGCTGGTTTTGAAATGTGGCTTGGTCTTGAATAAACTAAAACGCTCTAACGATAGAAAGGTCGCTAATCTTGTCACTAAAAATGGAAAGCAAGCCGCAATTGCCAACACCTTTGGATTACCTGCTGGAAAGGCTTACTCGTGCCCTGGTGCTACCAGTGTATGTGAGTCAGTCTGCTATGCGGGAAAACTCGAAAAGATCTTCCCTGGAGTAAGGACTAACTTACTACACAATTGGGCCCTGCTAAAAGACGCAGACTATTTAACTATGCTTAATCTCATTGCTGAGATGATTGCTGATTTTAAGGCTGATTGTATAAAGAAAGACGCCCCTATGCTATTCCGCATTCATTGGGACGGTGATTTCTTTAATGATACTTATACCACTGCCTGGTCCGATGTAATTAAACTTAATCCTGATATTCAATTCTGGGTATACACTCGTGTGAAGAGTGCTGCTCTAATCCTTAAGGACATTGATAACCTATCTCTTTACTTTAGTACTGATAGTGAGAATGTAAAAATTGGTGTTGACCTAAAAATAAGTAGCGGTGTGCGTCTTGCATACCTTGCTAAAAATTTTGCTATTGGCCAGGCAGACATGAAAGAAATGATTGGTAAGCCTGGTGCTAAGTGCCCTGAAAATCTAAAAGCAATTCCACTTATCTCATCCGCTGGCTCGGCTTGCGTTTCTTGCGGATTGTGTGTATACTCTAAAGCAGACATAGTTTTTTCTGCTACTAAGAAATGAGATAACATGCGTATTACTCAAGTTATACTTTTGTTTTGGTTGTTGCTTCTTTTATTTTTCCATCAATAAAATAAAAGAGGCCACGTCGCAAAGATCCAAGTTTGTCAAGTTTATGATAGGCTTTTAAGATGTGATTAAGGACACACCGCAAATCCCCCGCTGGATTGGTATTTATGACATTTTTATGCTAAAATTATACTATAAGCAATTAACCCCCACAACAGAAAGGCAAGACCCAAATGACACTATCAGGATACACTTACCAAATCGGTGATTTATTCACAACAAGCAAGACAGGCGTTACAGGTCGTATCGCTGGTTTCGAGCCAATGTCTAATAAGGTTACTAGAGTTTCACTTGTCCTAGCAAACGGCTCTCGTCGCTTGGCTATGGTCAAGACCTCTAAGTAATCTCACAATGTGAGAAATGTCAGGTTTCGATTTGACATTTTTACAACCAAAATGTTACACTTAGGTGTAAGCAAATAACAACCCCTAAACAGAAAAGAGAAAAACAATGTCAGTAGCAACAGCAACATACAAGGTCGGCGATACTTTCACGACACAGAAGTCAAAGGTTACAGGAACTATCGTGGAAATCAACCCACAAGCAAATGGTAATGTTCGTGTAAAGTTAGATGTCAATGGACAGGCTCGTTACACAACTTGGACGGCTAAGTAATCTAACAAGCCAGTTAGATAGTAACTTAGTCCTGAGCATGACTACTAAAACTGCTCAACACCCCCTAACAAATAACCCACAAAAGAAAAGAGAAAACAGATGGCACGACAAAAAGCAATCTCAGTAAAGATACCTACACAGCGAGTTATTGACGCACTCACACAATCACTAGCAAAGTTAGAACTTGATTACACATCACAAGAAGCCAACGAAGCACGATACGAATTGCTACGCAAGGCATGGCAGAAGGAAGTGCAGGACTATGCTATTGCTAACATCAGTAAGGCAGAAAACTTCCGCACTAACTATCGCTCATGGAACAATAGTCTTAACATTGACTTTGACCTAACAGTTACAGAAAAGGAAATGCCTAAAGAGCCTGAAAAGGATTTCGAGTCAGTATCTCTGTATAACTATCGTGAGCAGAAAGAGGAAATCTCTAACGCTATTCGTATTCTAAAGATGACAGATGAGGAAGTAGTTTCTACATCAACTTATCAAGCGGTATCTCGTTATCTATAAATGAGGTTGGGTGGGGTGTAAAAGCCCCACTCCAATTCGCCAGGCTGATTAGGGCGATCATAGAAATACTATAGAGCCAGTTCACACCAACTGCAAGAAGTGTAACTACCTGAGTAAGTATCAAAACTGCTCCCCACAAGGGTCCTTGACAAATGTCAGTGGTACCCAGTACAATTGAATTAACCAACTACAGAAAGAGGCCCCCATGGACCAAACAGAAACATCAGTAACAGTAATACCAAACACAACGCAAGAATTCCTTCAGTCTCAAATTAAAATCAAAGATGAGCGCATTGCTCAACTTGAGGAGCACATCCAAAAAGTAACTCAGCGCTCATATGCAGATTCTGCAGACCGTAACCGAATTACAGAAGACATGCAAGAGTGGACCCTTAAGGCTTTAGAGGAAGGGACTATCAACGAATCAGAAGCAGAAGAGATTGCGGAAATCGTTGGATTCGAATTAACAAAAGAATTTGAATTAGAAGTTACAGTTCTTTATTCGGTAACCGTTAATGCTCGTGATGAAGAGTCTGCACAGAATTTAATTCACGATATTGATTTTGATACCGTTCAATATAACTCAGATAATATTTCTTGGTTATCATCCAGTATTGACAGAATAGATATTTAGTAGGGGGCTACTAATACAACTGGCCACCGTACAGCCAGTATAAATAAGTGGCGAAACATCCTGAGCACGATGTAAAACGGCTCACTTTTAAATTCCCAAAAATTTACACGTGGGGTTATCCACAGGTTATCCACATGATTAAGGTCACATGTGTTTAAGATCACCTTACGATATGTCCTAATTGCCCCATGTTTACTTATACGATTTGACTTTGTCAGTCCCGCCATGTATACTTAGATTAACAACAACAGAAAAGGAAATAAACTCATGGCACATGAAATCGAAACACAAAATGGTAAGGCTTCATTCGCATCATTTCGTGAACCCGCTTGGCATGGATTGGGTACCGTATTTACAGAAGAAAAAACAACCGCAGAAATGCTACAGGCTGCAAGCCTTAATGGTTGGAATGTTCGTCTGGAAGATTTGGAAACCCCTACACATCTAACAAGCGACAAAAACTATCAGTATGTTTTGCGTACTAACCCAACAGATAACTCTCAGACCGACATTCTTGGTGTCGTTGGTGAGCGTTACCATGTAATGCAGAATGAAGATTTATTCTCATTCGGTGACAACATTCTTGATGGTGGTGGTCGTTGGGAGACGGCTGGTTCAATCAAGGGTGGTCGTGTCGTATTCGGTGCGTTAGCACTAGAGCGTGAAACAATTCTTGACCCTAACGGTGTTGCAGATAAGGTAAAGACTTATTTACTTATCAACACATCACATGATGGTTCAATCGCTATTCAAGCAAGCATCACACCTGTTCGTGTTGTGTGCGCTAACACTCTTAATCTTGCACTTAACACAACCAAAAAGAAAAACGGCGTTAAGCAATCATTCAAGATTCGTCACACACAGACAGCAAGCGGTAAGGTAGCCGTTGCTCGTGAGACTCTTGGCATGGCTCATAAGTACATGGACTCTTTTGACCTCATGGCTAAGGCTATGATTGAAAAAGAAATCACCGCCATTGACTTTAACAAAATCATTCTTGCTGCTTATCCTAAGCCAGAGGCAGATGCTAAGGGTGCTTTCAAGAAATGGGAAAACAAGGTAGATACAATTAACGACATCTATACAGGCGAGTTTAATGGTATGATTGCTGGTAATGCGTGGGGTGCTTTCAATGCACTTACTGAACGCCTTGACTGGCACCGTTCTGCTCGTGGTGGTTCTAACGAATCCATTCTAGCATCAGCATCAGGATTTGACCCTGCTATCAACGCAGAAAAAAATCGTTTGCTAAAAGTTGTGCAAAATGTTTTGCAGATTGCATAACTAAAAAAGTTCCTGAGCAAGAATTAAAACTGCTCGCATGGAGTGTTAGCATAGTTGGTTAATGCGCTACCCTGTCACGGTAGAGATCACGGGTTCAAGTCCCGTACACTTCGCAAAATTGCCACGTGTGAAAATTAGTACAAATCGGACATAAAAATGTCAAATAAAAAAATCTTTACGAAGACTATAAAAGATCCCCCAAAATGTCAAACCATAAAATCTTTACGATAGAGTTGACATTTCCCCTAGATTGTGCGATAATTAATACATGACCCAAACAATGAGAACGATTGACGAATTAGTCAATGAGATGTATATGGACAATGAGCCACATCTCGAATACATGGAGAATATGAACGGTGGGGATTGTGATTGTAACATCCACACTACCTTGAATACAATAGTCAAATACTGGTGGGATGAGGAGAACTGATGTTAGGTTATACATATAAGGATATACAAGCCTTTGGTAATAGTTTGACTTGGGCTATTGATACCGCCAAATCTCAGGGTAATGAGCAACAATGGAAACAATTATTAATAGTATGGGATTTCTTTGAAGGATTATTAGCAGAGGGGTATGTAGAAGATGTGGAGTAAGTATACATTTGTTTGTGACCCTGATGAGTGTGATGCTCTTCTTGAGTTTACCGCCAGGGATGGCTTTGGCTTTCCTTTGGGATCTGTAAAGATGACCTGCCCCTGTGGACGCAAGATGGCCTATATTGGTTATGAAGATGCTTGGGAGCCTATCCTTGCAGATGTGACGAAGGTCACACCCCGTACAGTTGTCAAAATCAACACCAACCCGTATAATTAATACTATGAACCCAAACACACTGATAGAGTATATAAAGATAAACATCATCTCTCTAGAGCAAGACCTAGAAAACGAGGACGGTGCTGATAGCATTGTTCCTTACCTTGAAGGTGCCATTGATGTATCCCGCCATTATTTGGAGGCAGTCAATGGAGAATAACACAACGCTTGACCCATATCTACGCAAACAAGTTGATTTAGGTATGGACGGTGCAGACATAATGCATGGCCACTTAAAGACTATGATGTATGAGGCTGAAAAGCAATTGGCTGAGTATGTTGACAACGATGATGAACAGTATGACCAAACAGTTAATCGTTTACACCTTGAAGGATACCTTGACGGTTTGTCAGAACTATATGGTTTGACATATGCTATTGCTTTTGCCAAAGGAGAAGTTAATGGATAACTTTATTGAAATGACTGAAGAAGAATGGTTTAACACTTATAAGCCTATTAAGAATCATCTTGAAACCACATCTTCATTTGACGGACACATGTTTGAGACATATGGCTCAGAGGTAGAGTTTGTTAAGACCCAAGACACTGATAAGATATGGATGCTTGGCGACGGTGACGACGGTGGCATGTATATCTGGAACGGCTGGGGATTTGTAAATAGAATAGGATACTTTGTCACTGAGGTACCCTGCCCACCTGACACGACTATTCAGGTCCAAGTTGGTATCCCATGGTACTACTGTGAGGCCTGCGACTCAGAATTGGAAGACCCTGATAATCTTATCAGAGATGCCTTCCAAGAGCATGATTTGGAAAAATGCCCTAATTGTGCTACACTTGAAGAAATGACCCTAGTAGGATTGGATAACAAATGAAAACACAAGTAAGAGATTTAGTATTGGTAGGAAGTTTTGCTGTTGACTCAGGCCAAGCAATGGTAGGCGACCCATGCTACCTTGACGGCTGGAAAACAAATAAAGGTGAAGAATGGAACTTAGAGGGTAAGGCTGGAGATTACTCTTATCATGGTGCTAGTGCTATGACCCTTGCGGCAGACGCAGGAGTTTTAGGTGACGGTAGTGCAGTAGTATTTAATACTGGATATGGTGACGGTTACTATCCTGTCTATGTGCAATATAACGAAGACGGACGAATTGTCAAAGTAGTAATTGATTTTGCCGATGATGTGGAGTCAGAGTAATGGGTGCACGGATCAACTATGTATTTAAAGACTCATTAACTAAGCCTTCAGTTGTACTTTACAGTCACTGGGGTGAGACCGAATGGCAGCGGGACCTAGCAATGGCCCTGCAGCATTCAAAGCCTAGGTGGATAGACGCCTCATATGGTACCCGTATGATGATTAGTTATCTTACGCAAGACTCAGTCTTAGATGAGACAGGGTTTGGTATCTATGCTATTAATAACGATGAGTATGAATTTTGGGACACCACTGTAATCATCGACTTCAATACTAAGACTATCTATGAACTGGGCTCAGACATCCAAGTCAATTGGGACTTATTCGTAGCAGCCTATCGTCCAGTTTTAATGGAGCAAATCTAGGGAGTGGGTCCTCTAGATTATAGGGTGGAAGGGGCAGGCGTGGGGCTTGCTCTTTCCCCCATTTTTTGGTACAATGGATACAAGGGAGAACTATGCGTATAAGCAGACGAGTCACAGAGGAAGAAAAGGTTGCCAATAAACTAGGCAATACTATTTCTGACCTGCGAGTTGATTTGGAATTGGTCGGGGAATACATAGCAAAATCTCAGCCCTATGTAGTGTATAATCGTTTACAGGTAATAGCAGAATCAGCCAAAGAAACTAAGGAAGGTACAAATTATGCCAGCAACAACTTTTGAAAAGAAAGCGTTAATCCTTGGACAGTTATGGATTAATTTTAAAGCAGAGGATGAGTGGGTAGACTTCTTTGTTTACAATGATTTAGGTTTGCCACTTGCTTTTGCATTTGCCGAGGGAATAATTAATCAAACTCCAACACTAGAGCAATACATAAACGAGACATGGGATTTATTTATTGAAGGTCTTGGCGTTGAGGATACAGGGTTTGAACACATTGAAGAGTTAGTCGATAACGACTGACCTTCTGTGCCCGAAAGGGCACGTGCATTATCATTCAACAAACCATCAAACCTTATATCTAAAAGACATTACGAACCTCCAAACCTTTCCCCCTCCAAAACATTACGATCCAAACCTTTATTTCCCCAATGGTGGTATAATTTGTATATGAGTCCTAGACACTTTGCTAAATATGCTAAACAAGATCCTAAACAATATAAGGCATTCTCTGATTCTATGTGGAATGGTTTTGTATCTGCTACTAAGCATGTTCCCTTTATGGGTAAGTTCTTTTCTTTCACTCCCGCCCCAGAAATCCTTAATAATCCTATTAGTAATGGCGAAGCCATTGGTGTTGCGCTTGGAGATCTCTACGATTTATCGCAGGGGATAGACAAGCAAGAACCACCAGTAGAATAACAAACCATTATCTCCTGGTTTCTTTAAATAACATAAAGGTTTGTTTAAAAAACATTACGATTATCGACAATTTCTCCCTGGTTTTGGGAGATTTTTTTATGTGGTTTTAAGGTTTGAAAGGACTTGACAAACCATTATATCTGTGATATCATCCGCTGCGAGGATATAAGGTTTGAAGGTTTGACAATATGAAGGTTTTGTGATAGGAGGTTTGGGGCCCCAAGACATTACGAACGCCTCTATAAAAGCGCTCCATCCTCCACTAGTCTCCACTTCACTCCACTTCTACCCTATCTAATAATATTATCAGTAAGATTATTATGTGGATAAACCTGTGGATAACTTCTTAAGTAAAGGCTAAGAAACCTTAAGTAAAGGCTAAGAACCTGTGGATAACTCTCTGATATACTTAGTATATGACAGAACAAACCGAAGAAAAGATCCCAGGATATAAGCAAAACCCTCCTGATTGGTGTGATGATTGTACTATCCAAGATAGTGTTTGTACAATATGTGGCTGTAGCCATAACTGCTAAACCTGTGGATAACCGACGGTAAATAAAGATTACGATACACCCTTTATAGCCCTATTGACCATACGGATCAAACCTTTTCGAGTTATCTTCGACGCATCAAATGTCTCAGTATATCCCCCTTGTGGCATATCTGCCTTATCCAGGAAATGTCCATACTTGGAAGTAAGGGTTTGTACTACTAGGGATTCTATGGCTCTCGCTTCATCCCGTTCGGGAAATGCCCAATATTTTATGAGTATCCAACCCTTGGTCCTATGGCTCGCAAACCTTCTACCTGAGACATCAGATATACCTATCTTGATAGCCTTATGCATTGGGCTGTATAGTATATATAGCAGGGTCATATGTACATTATACTTGACATCCCCTGCCAAATCTGAGATAATGGTTGTATGTATCCTAACTGTGGAACCTATGCTGGCTATCGCAAACACCATAACCACAAGACTAAACCATGTATTGAGTGTTTGGCTGCATCAGGTGTCTACAATAGATTACGATATGCCAAGAATAATCGTGCACATGTAACTGCTAAGTATCGTGCCTCAAACCTTGATAAAGTAAGAGATAGGGAAAGATCTAAGAATAGGCGACGCAGAGCAAAGATTACGAACGACTATAATGAACTCCAGGTTATATCTGTCTATGGGATTGATTGCTACTTATGTGGGTTAGAGATTGACTTTATGGCTCCCCGAAAATGTGGGGTCAAGGGCTGGGAGCAGGGTTTGCATATCGATCATCTTGTTCCTATTGCAAAGGGTGGCTCAGATACATTGGAAAATGTCAGACCAGCACATGGTTTATGCAATTTAAGAAAGTGGGCAAATATATGATTAACATGGAAATACCTGATCCATTTCAAACCTTTGTAGCCAATAAATACGCCAATGCCAAAGGGTATGTTCATGACTGGTTTAGTGGTGAATGGTCTTATAGATGTTTAACTTGTAAGGATGATCTATCTGCTCCGTCCCGCAAAATTATGACAAAGATTCGTCTCTATCATACAAGGAATGAGTGCTTAGGGGGATACTAACCACTAGTGCCCGTGTAGGGCATAGGAAGGTTTATTACCTCTATTTTTCGCCGAACTTTAATTCATAATTTTTATCCTTAGTAAACCACAAAAGGACCGAGTACCTGTCTTCATTTATAAATTTTACTTCATGAAAAGATGTATTTTCCGCCGACTTAAATATAACTAAATCTCCAGACATGGGCATAATTTCCAGACTAAGGTACGGGAACTCCAATGGGCCAGAGTTGTTAGGAGTATTTAAGTACAATATAGCGCTGTATTCGTAATGATCATTAAACCCAGAGTCTGTGTCTAAGTGTCCACTAACTTGAGCGCCAGGTAATTGTTTTGCTAACCAAAACGATGAAAGATATAATTGTTGATTATCCTTAAATTCATCTGATATAGATTTTACTGAAAGATTAATAATTGTTTCTATTTTGTTTTGTATTTCGTCTATACCAGTAATAATTTTTGCTGATTGTTGTTTGTGAAATTTGTCATCTCCAAACATTTTTTGGAATCTTAGTCTTTTTGGTCCAGTAATAAAAGAATCTTGATTTTTGTTTATATAATTAATTATAAATTCAGCATCTTCACTGTTTATAGAATTTTTTAATACTCTTACTGGCTCCATATTGACAAGTATACCATGAAGTGGTATGATGTATATATGACATGTACAAAGTATGGGTGCGACTACCAATTAGACCTTGATGGCCAGGTAACCTGTGCTGTTTGTGGGGCTATGGATGATGACGCATCAACTCCAATAACATTAGATATGTTTGAGGCTCAGGTTGATTTTGAGTGATGGCTCTGATATAATAATATGATGCTAACAATAACTCTAATCCTA